TCCTCCAGGCACGCTTACTGCCACGTCGCATATATCAGCAGCATCGACTGCTTTACTCAGATCAATACGATCTAAGTCGATATCCATACCGAAGCGATCATCCGTGAGATAGTCAACAAGACACCAAACTGGGTTATCTGACCAAGCCCAAGTCGCTGAGTTTGCAGACCGTTGAGTAGAAACACCTACGCTCGCATCGTAGTACGTGCTTGTGCTGTCTTGCCGTGGGTCATATACCTTCTTGCCCTTAACGAGAGCCTTAATATCGTTGGGTAAGAACTTGTCCCACGTCTCTTGGCTATCCTCAGTAAGCGTAAACTTAGTGACAATGTAAGTAAGATTAGTCCCAATGTGCTCGCTAGCATTAATAGTAGAGAACGCACCATCCAGCAAAGAATCTGCTACGGTCTGACCTCCTGTTAGCTTTCTTATAACGCAGATCGTTGTTCCATCTTTTGGGCCAAATACGCCTGTCGTGACGTTACCAGATCCGTTTATATGTGCGCTCTGGATTCTCTCATCGTCGAAGTAGATATCTGAGATAGAGTCAGAAGGATGACCAGCCAAAACAATAGAGTGATATAGATCGCGATTATCGGTGCCTGACACGCCAACAAAGCTGATAGGGCCAGATACTAGAGCCTCACCGTAAATGAGCTTCTGAGGCTCTACAGTGCCTCTAACAGTAGCTTGACGACTGCTGTCGCTATCAAGGTTAGGAACAGAATATAAAGATGATATGAGCTTCTGCGCCGCTATAGCTCCCGCGACTACCGTGGCAGTACCAATAACAAGAGCCGCAGTAGAGCTGTAAACACCTACGCCAGCTACGGCTACTCCTACGGCTTTCAAAAAGGTTACTGTAGCGGCTACTGCTGATGGCATTCCCAACTCCTTACGATGTATCTATCTGAAATCGTCGTGAGTCCGCGCTTAGTGACGACGGCCACTGACTCCCCCAATTTTAACCCCATCAGCAGTCCGATACGAGGTAAATCACACATTACGGGATGACCAACCGTGGGATAGTCAACAGGATGACCAAGAACACTGTCGATGAGATTCATAAATCCATTGTGCGCTCGAATGATTTCGTAGGCTTGTTCTTCCGTGGCGTACATAAGCTCATCACGGTAATCAACGCCATGCAGTTCTCGAATCATGAACACAGTGAAAGCTACGCAATCTCGCGTGCCGTATTGAAACTCTCCCTTTTGCCAGCGATTGAGCGCGGCAAAGATACTAGGGGAGGTCGCCTGGATCTGGTCTTGGGCCACCTCTGCCGCCACCGCCGCCACCTCCGCCGCCACTGCTTCCACTACCAACACCCAAGTTCCCGCTGTTGCTGTCTTTCCACAGTATCTTAGCGCCTGCTATCTCGTGAAGGTACTCAAAGAAAAGGTCACTGGAGTTAGCGCGTTGTTGCTCTGCGTGAGTGTACTTTAAGTTGCGAGACCGATTGATCTTAGCCATCTCAGACTCACACGTAAGCTGAATTACATCATTGCCTTGCGATCCAGCCGTAAGAGTCATCACATCCATGAAGCCAGACCAAATCTTATTAGGATCTTCTAACAGAGCCTCATCTTCGTCGAGCAACCCAAGATAGATGTCTACATCACGTAAGAAATAGTCTTCAGTTCCTGCTGTGCCAATATCGGCAATCGTAGAGTCGATACCTGATAGCGTCAGAGTAATACTGTAAGGCGCTATGTCAGCACCTTCTTCGATGCTAGACACCGAACCAAAATCACCAACACCTAGCCAGTCATTACCGCCCCACGTAAATGTGCCGATACTGTCATGTAGATATAACGTGCTACTTGAGAAGTCGAGCTTTGCGAACGTAATAGGACGAACAACATCCGCTTTAAGTGCGTTTACAACTGCCGTAGATAAGCCCCGACTCATGCCAAGACATCCTCTATCGCTTCAATCGTAATTGAGCTTATATACGTTGATTCTGTAGACCATCGCGGAGTATTAGTCATCATAAACACCCCAAGCGGAGCGAATATCTGAACAGCATCATCGTTAGTAGTTGCCTTCCGTATTGGTGGGGCGATACTTACTGCGATTTGCCCGCTAGCATTTGAACTGGCATCAGCCGTCACCATGTGCAGCTCATTGTTGAACGACATATAGTCACCAGCCTTGAAGAAGTTAGTGACGCTATTAGTCGCTCCATCCAAGTTGATTGACGATCCTGTCTGCCCGGCTCCGTTGACTAAGACCGACTGCGGTGAAGTGGCCGCGCCATAACGCACCCTGCCGTAGTCTTCCAGCCTCATACGATGCGTTTGACCATCCATCTTAGCTATGAACGCTTGCATCTCTGCTCTGTCATTACCGCGAAGGTTACTAAACGTCATGCGCGTTTTCCAAAACGACCCCTTACGAGAAAGCGTCTGAACTGCACCGCTTACTGGACTCTGAAACTGCCTAGAGTTCGTTATAAGCTCAAACGTCTGACTCGTTGGAGTAATGCTTGGGAAGTTGTACGTTGCCATTACATACGCCCTCTACGCATCATATTGTGTACTTGCTCTACCGTCTGGCGTGACGACTGAGTAACCGCTATAGCGATCTTCTCGTCAACATCCTGATTACCTGATGCGTCAATATTGTTAATGATAGTGATACCTTGCCCTTGCCCTCGAGTATGATCAATTACTGATTCATTTGGGTGCAGAATGGCTGGGAAGCCGCCCTTACCATCCATACCACCTGACCTAGCACCCATTCCCGTAAAACCACCACCATCAAATGATGCCAAACTCATGGCACGGGATGTAGCAAACGCAGTCCCCATACCTGCAACCGCAGGGGCCGAATTACCACCCGCTGTCGCTAATGACACCAGAGCCGCAGCAGGAGCACTAGCAGTAGCGATTGCAGTCATAGCACCCGCATTCATAGCAACAGATCCAGCTAATCCCTTAGCCTCGACCTGCTTCTTGATAACCATCTGCTTAACGTGCTCAACACCCATCTGAATTAGGCTTTTAATAAGCTCGTCAACAATAGCGCTACCAAACTGCTTAATAGCTTCCGTACCGTTTTGTGCGCCAGTGATAAATGCGTGCGATGCGTTCACGAAGCTATCTTCTACGTGCTTGAGACCACCGACAATCTTCATGTTTTCATTCAAGACATGATCAGCATATTCAGTTTGCAGTTGCTTCTTGAATTCAATTAGTTCCGATTCGTCGATTACGTTTTGAGCACGCGCCACTTCAAGAGCATAAGCACGAGCTTGAAGATCTTCCATAAAGGCATTTTTGCCGTCATCCATCATTTTCTGAATAGACTCTTTATGCTTTAAGTGTGCTTGGCGCTCTTTCTCAAGCTCCTGTACGCCAGCCATATACTCATCTTCACGGAACTTTGTAATCGCCTTTGCCCGATCTGCATTAATTTGAATAATCTTTGCTGACGCTTCAGCCAACAACCGAGGCTCTTTTGACGCCAAACCTTCAACTTTTTGCAGTTTTAGATCGTACTTTTGATTGATTGCATCGAGGCCAGTAAGCTCTTCTTGATGAACTGCACGAACCTGAGCGCGACTCTTTTCTAAGTTTGCGGCATCTTTCTGACGTGCGTCATCTAGCTTATTGAACTCTTGGAGACGCTTGTTCTGCATATCAGAAATCTGACGGCTCAGTTCGCCCTCAAGCGCAAGTCTCATCTGGCTTTGTTCTTCTTCAGACTTACCTAGCTTATTCATCGCATCAATCGTTTCGTCGATGCGTGCTTTCATTGCTGCTCTAATCTGATCTTCGCCAGCAAGCGTTTTTAAGGTGCCTCGATCAACGACAGCCTGTAGCTGTTGTCTAGTGCGCTTATCTTTTTCAGAATCATCACCTAAAGTGCCTTCGCCCAATCGTCTGCGAATATCTGCTAAGTCACCAATTTGCTTCTTAGCAACCATCGCTTGCTGTCCAAACTCAACAACCGAGTCTATTAAGTCGTTAAATTGACGTGTTCCGATACCCTCTTCTCTTAGCGGCAAAGCAAACGCTAAGAAAGCATCTTTATTAGCATCTAAATCTGTTTTCAATCCTCTAGCTAGGCGCTGGAACTCTCCTACATTATCCATGCCAACGCCAAACTGGCGGTTTAAACTACCAAGACTTTTATCAACTGTTTGAAGGCTAACAGTAGTTCCTGAAGTTATCTGCTCTGTTAAAACGAGTTCTTGATTAAATAACCTTTGAGCATCCGATAAATTTTGCGTTGCCTGTATTTGAGCAAGTACAACTTTCGTCAGTGCCATTTGTTCTGATGCTTTAGAAAGGTCTACTAACTCTTCAGTAACATCATTAAGCCCATTTAAAAGACTGCCGCTAAATAATTCGGCAACTTCATCGCTAGATTCTTTTAGAGTTTTTAGGCTGTCAGAAGCTCCATAAGTGTTTTTCATAAAGGTGACAAATGCGGCACCTACAGCCAGCAAAGCGCCGTACATAGCACCTTTTGAACCAAACAGAGATGCGATCTGAGAACCCTGCTGACCTAAGATGATGAACGCGTCCGTACCCATCTGCGCTTGTATCGTAATATCCTGAAGCTGGTGGCCTACTTGACCAAATCCACCGCGGATCATCCGCAAGCTACCGTTAAGTTTCTTGTTCGTTTGGACGTCTTTTTCTTTGAGTTCAGTGAGGTGCGCTATACGCTTCGCCGCGCGTATAGTTGCCTCACTAGCACCATTTTGCTTGAGCCGATAAATCTCAAGCCCTTGCTTCGTCATCCCCAGCGTTCGGTGGTATTCCTTCATCCGACGCATCGTGTCGTCTACGGCTTTCTTTTGCTTCCGTATAGCGCGCTCGGTGCTATCGAAGAGGTCATTAACCCCGTCGTCTTTTGCCTGGAGATGAATTACGATTGGATCTGGATTGCTCACGTTCTTGCCTTTTCGCCCTTATACTGAAAAACGTCCACCAATGTTGGAACTCAGTGGGCGTCATTGCCAAAACCGTGCTAATAGTCTGACCAAGATGTTCCGCTAGCTCGTAAACACGGTAAAGCTCAGTCGGGTTCCCTTGATCATCTATTAGTTTTTTTCGCGCTCTTCCTCACTCTGAGTCTGAAACGCAAGCACTTCATTCGCGACCCTTTCCACGACTGCGGAGGACGCTGAACGGCGTAGCTTCACCTTATCGCCAATATCGAAGACTGCGTTGCCTTCTTTATCAACCACACCAAAGATGATCGCATAAACCATATAATCGTGAATGTCGTCTTGAGAACGAGCATTTAACTTCGCTTTATCCTCAATAGTCAGATTCTTGACGTAGAGAGTTGCATCCCACTCTGGAACTGTAATCTCTCTAACGCCAAGATTGCTGAAGTGCTGTACTACACTATCAATTAATTTACTCATTAACTGACAGTCGCTTCAGTCATTGCGCCATTCCCTTGAGCACTAAAACTCGCCTCAACGAAGCCGTCAAACGAGGCAGACTTACTTACCGAAGTAATAGTTGCCGTGCCTGACCACTCGATCTGAGTTGAAGTATTACCCGTGGGATACAGTTTCAGAGTTACTGATGCACCTTCGACTAAAGTCTGTTGACCATTAGTGTCTG